AGATGAGAACGCCACTGCGGTTTCACCGCTTGCCAAAGCGTCTCCAAGATAAACTGTTCCATTTGAGTAGCCCCATTGTCCTGAAGATGGCGATGTTGGCGTAGACGTGTTTTGTGTCAAGAGATCCCCGTTTGGAGATGTTGAACTATATTTTCTCACTTCCGCCGGTGCGTCAGAAACCGCAAACGATGTGCCACTGTCTTTAAGACTTCCAAGAACCATTACAAGAGGTTGTGTAAAACCAGAATCTGCATAAAATTGCAAGCCCATTCAAATCACTCCTCACATGAATTTAGTTTGAATTTCGAAATTATCGAATGATGTTTGAATATCCACTTTGATATTATAGCCTTTGTACCATTGGCAAAACCATAAGACTTTCAAAAGTATAGAATACATTTCACACCTTCATTATCTTAAAATGCTTTACATTTTCCCATTCATCGTTTAATATCATCGAATAGATTATAGCATAATTTATTATATCATATAACGTGTCTTGCAAGCTTTCGTTTTTAGGTGTGTTGTTGTTTGTTACCAGATTTTTTAACCGTTCCATTTTATCGTTCAAGCGCACGAGAACACCAACTTCACCAAATTGAGCTATATTTTCACTGCCGTAATCATGCTGTTTAGCCAAGAAAATCTCTTCGGTCTCTTTAACTATTTTTTCATAATTCTTTGCCAAATCTATCATGCTAATGCGATCCCACCCAAGTTAATAACCACGTCTCTTAAATCTATATTTATCGCTTGCTGTGGGACTACGACTTTTACCCAAAACTGAGTGCTTGCGCTTTTAGTCACGTGCCCGATCATCAACGGTGAAGGTTGAAAGTTAGTGCCGTCTAGAGATAATGTGAACCAATCTGCCGAGGCGCCTGAGCCGCTTAACGTATCAGTTATATCGATTGAAACGCTATTGTAATCGTAATCTCCAGTTTCAACCACATAATAAGGTGCAACCATAGTTCTGTCAAGTACATTCGTTGAGTTTGGAAGCACTGCATAATCCGCAAACATTGGCGAACCGCTTGTAAGGCACATAATTATCGTTTGAGACCTATAGACGACTACCATCGCATCGCCCGCTGCCAAAGCGGTTGAGAATGTTATCGTTCCAGAAGTCGTGTCGACTGTGTAATCGCTTGTCGTTAAAGCCGTTCCGTTCTTTGTGATACTGGCCACGCTTAGCAAAGGTTGTTTTGTTGGTGTATAAGTGGTTTGTCCATCTGTTGCCGTGAAATTGTCTGTGTAATATCCAGGGGCGGTTGTGAATGTGATTTTGCCATTGGTGGTGTCAAGCGTGTAATTGGAGCTATCAACTACAACACCTTCAGGCGAATCTAAATTAAAAAAACGCACTTCTGTTACATCAGAAGCATTCAATTGTTGGAAAGTGAATTCCGTTGTTGAACCATCGCCAGTGAAATATTCAGTAGCTTGCAACGGCTGTGTGCCAGCACTGTCTTTCGCTAAAATAAGCATTTAACCATCTCCTTAAACGAAAACTATTGTGAGCCATTCTCTTTTGACTTTGTTTACCCCGTTGACTTTGCATGAGAATTCAAGAATGTATTTTCCTAAATCCAATGAGCTCGTATCGACAGTCACTTGATAATAGCCACTGCTAACAAAAGTTAATGGAAGTGAGGAATTCAAAACATTTTGATTGCTATCGTAAAGTTTAGCCACCGCTGTTCCACTGTCCGCTTCGACTGCCATATTACTTGATTTATCAATGAGCGTAACGAGCCAATAGTTTGTGTTGCCTTTTTGAATTGTAACCATTAACACATCTCCTTCCACACATCTTCAATCGCTTCATCCTGAGCTGTTCTAAGAGCCGTGTATTCAACCACGCCATTACTAATTATAGCATAGTTATCTTGAGAAATTATCTCGTCTCCGTTCAAAGTATATGAAGATGTTAAGAATTTGTATATTTCGTCCTTTCTAGACGTTATGTCCAAGCCCACACCCGATACCAAATAAAGGTCATAATATCTAATCCACCACATCTTGCTATTGTAAATCCTTTTAAATAACTTGTGAATTGAAATGTCATAAGACGATACATGTTTGGTGTTAGAAGCTTTGATACTTATCGGTGTTTTGAAAAAATCCTTAGCTTTGACAGAAACAGGAAAATATATATTAAATGAATAGTATAAATGGAAATTTATCACACTATCAAAAAGCTTGTTATGCTTTTGGCTACCAGTGATGAGCTTTGTATTAAAGTTCGAATTAAATCGTACGCTTTGTAATTTGCTCGTTGATGTATGATCGAAAATTAGCCTTTGCAATTGTGTTGTGTAGCCATATTGTGGCTTTAATAGAGTTAGCAAAGCATGATATTGACTGACAAGTGGTGGTTTTTTAATAGAGGATGTGAATTTTCTCATTTGTTCATTAGTTTGCGTCAAAGCGTCATAAGAGCCAATTAACGGGGCTAAATAGACGTCTTGCTCAACCGTTTGAAGTGGTGAGAGGGTTACGGATGTTATCCCACTAGAACAAGTAGCGATTTGTATCTCACCAAGGAACAGTTCATAATCATTGTCGGTATAGCTCCATATAGACAATCCGCTGCTTGCACCGCTAAATACCGTAACTTCTTGCCAGCCGTTAGTAGAATTATAAAAATATTTATTTATTAAATCGTCTCCGTTGCTTTTCATAATTCCGAATTCCACATCATCATCTGGATTTATCATGTCAACCAGTATTTGAGATTTAACAACGTATCCTTGGGATATCAACAAATAATCAATTTCAAATCCGCCCCAGCCTGGTTGAGATGTGAAAGACCCGTGATAACCATTATAAGCTGGACTGTCAACAAATAATGTGCTATCGTGATCTATATCATAATGAAAATTTGGTGCGTCAGTATTGAGAATATCGTAATCTAAACTTATATCTTCATATGTAGCCGAATCATTTGTTTGTAGATCAAAAGTGTTGGTTCCGTTTATCAAATCGTATCTAAATACAATAACGTGCCCATTTTCTCCTTCAAGGATATTCATAGGTACTTGTTGATGATTAGCGTCAAATAAAGCGTATTGCTTACTAGTATCTATGTAATTATTGGTATCATAAACTATTATTTGAGCATCGGGAACGCTTTGACTTGTGATTACTTGTATTGTGTGTTTAGGCACATACACAGTTGTCTCTCTGCCAATTCTTAATATTTCTTTTGTATCAAAAGACCAAATATGTCTTACACCGTCATTGATTGATGAAGTGGCCGTTAATAGCTTTTGATATTTATTTACGACATTTTGATATGAAGAGCGTTCAATAAATAATCCAAGTGACAGGAAAATAGTTCCGTATTTTGTGTTGCTTTCTAATTTGTGTAAAATAACATTCGCATTCGAAACTCCAGCAACTGCCACAAATTCTAAAAAAAGGTCAGATGGAAACGAACCAAAAGAGGCAGTGGTAAAAAACTTGTCATTTACAAAAAAATCAATGTTGTTGCCTCTCTTTTTGTATGCAAAACTATTCGCTTTTGAATATTCTATTTTATATGTATTAGCCGCGCTCAAAAACACTTCATAACCATTCCAGCCGTTCTTTGCCCTTAAAATCGTTGAGCCAATGCGTAATGTCAGTTGTGAAAACTGTTCTAAATCAAATTCGATTCTAAAAAAAGACGATAAAGCTAAATTAAGCGTTTGAATGGTAGAGTTTTCATGAATTATCACATCACCACTCATATATTCGCTTTGTGCAACTTGCTTGTTTATGGCTTGAAACAGATCGTAAGATATCATATTTGCGCCAACCTCGCATCTAACATTTTAGAACCATCTGTTGTTTTTAATTTGTCAACACTTAAGGAAGTTCGGACGATTTTGTATTCTCCATAACCTGCCGATACAACCTCCGAATACGCAACTTCACCATTATAGCCTTTAACAGTAACATTGATTCTATTGCTACCAGAAGCACAATCGTTGCTTGAATACGTAGTTGAGTTTCTGATATGTGGCGTAACCCCAGCAATGCTTTTGATATAGCCACTGCCACATTCCCTTACACCGCCCACCGGATTGCCATTCTGATCAAATCTTTGGGCAAGTATAGAAACTTGATAACCACTTCCAAACGTTGCATCTAAATTCGGTGTGCACGGAACACGCACTTCAAAGTCAAATTCATATTCTTGTGGCAAACCTAAATCAATATTCCAACTTGGAAGTACAGCATTTATATCACTAGTCGATGTTCCCGCTTGAGTTATCGAAGGATAGTTATATCTTGTTATGCGTTGAATAAAAGGAAGTTTTGCATATCTTAAAGTCAAGTTCCTACCATTCATATTCAAAGCTTCTCTATCATCTTCGTCAATCGGTTTTATTTTTCCTTTATCAATCATATAATTTATATAATCATACTTGGCGGTCAAATTATTGAATTTTACAGTTCCATGTGGAATCACAAGCGGTTCGGCTGGATCAAAAAACATCGGCATTCCTCGGATGTCGGTTAGCATTCCAGTGGGATAGTTATCTTTTTTATTTTTATAAATGTAAATCGGTTTAACACTGTGTTCGGTAACGTTAACATCATAAGTGTAATAGTAAAAATTCGGAAAAGGATATGGTAAATTGATCAAGTGAGCAAAATAATAAGCATCTGATGTTTCTTTAATTACGTCTCCAGAATTGACAACCACTCCGACAACCTTTTCACCATCATTTAACGAAACAGAATAATTGTTTAAAAAGCTATAATCGCTTATGCGTTTTGGCAACATATATCCAACCCATATTCCAGTGATCTTGCCTTCGTCATCCGTTTCTGGTCCTAACGCATATTCAACCCCATGAGAATAGAAAGGCTTGCCACTTACTGTATCCCATCCTATTGCCACGCCTGGTGCCACATAAGCGCCACTACCACGACCGGCCATATAGTTTTCTACATTATTTTCATATGTTTTTTCATCTGCAATCCATGAAAGCAATTCCTCGATTTCCACTCCGATATAGGCAGCTAAATGGCTAACGCCTTTGCCTAATTGTTCGAAAAGTTTTGTATACATGTAGGTTGGAGCCGATGACGCATAATATGTCAACAAATACATCGTGTTAGAACAAATATTCAAAGCTTCTTCCAAACAGTTATCGCAACCCCAATTTTTACATTTATATTGTTCTCTTATGGCTAATACTCTATTCAAGCAATTTGATGTGTCTTCTAATCCTGTCTTTAACGCTTCCAAAAATGAATCTATCCCATTATCGTGATGTTCTTTGAGATATTCCAAAGGGTTTCGAGGTATATAATGGCAATAGTCGCTCCAACCCGAAGCTATTCCCGCATTACCATAATAAGAAATCAAATCAAGATCAGAAACCGGCCCTGTAACTTTTACCTCGACATTTATGTCTGGAAACGAAAGTTTGGTATAATCTACAGGATCATAAAAATTCCCTTTGTCATCTTTTAATATTGGCATTCCAGTAGTATCATAAACGAAATTTGGTACTCTTAGCTGTTCGCCACGAGCGCTCATATAATCAGACAATTTATGAAAAAACGATGACAAATCACCGTTAAAATTGAAAGGAATGCTTTCACCGCTAAATTCAACTATCCCTTGCGCCGGTCTCATTATAATGTTTTCAACTACAAATACATCTTCTATATTAGCAGCAGGAAGGGCTTTTTCTGGAATATAATTAGTTAAATAATCAAGATATTCATTTAAGACAGTCGGCGTCCAAGCATAAGGCGGAAATCCTCTAAGAGCCATTATTAACCTCCGTGATACACATTATAAAACAATTTTTGTTGTTCATCGTCATCAGAATCGAAGAAATAAGCTGTTCCGCTGCCAGATAATGTATCAAAACCTACATAAAAATTTCTGTACATTGGCATTGTATAATAATCCAAAATTTCGCAACAATTAGCATACAAATTGGAAGTTCCGTCACTATCAATCATAACAAGCGCATTCGCTCTTTGAAAATCATTGCTAGCATTTATTATTAATTGATTGGTTAAATCATCAGGCACTGTTTGAACGCTTCCCGTTACCACATTCACGTATAAAAGATAATCGTCATTATTGTTAATTGATTGTGCGCCTTCAGAAAGTGTCTTAAAATCAACATCTATGTAAAATTTAGCATCATGAAATCCGTGTAGAATGTATCCGTAATTTGTGGTAGCTATAACTGCCATCTAATATGCCCCCTAACGTCAAGTGGCTTGTGCTGCACCTAAGTTGCTGCCTTCACCAACCTCAGGAATTGAAACATAGAATGTATGCTTGAAACGGCTAAACGAATCCAGGTCGCCGTAAGTGTCGTAATTTGGCATAACGCCTGTCGCGGGATAAGAAATGCTAACGTATTTCGAATAATTCGTGCCTTCAACTCGCATCGGAACTATGTAAATCTCATGATGATAATTTGCAACTAAGGGACTGTGGCTTTGCTCACTCAAAAAGGGACGCTAGTGCGACCATCTCCTGTCTTTATATGCATGTAAGGCCTTCCTATAGTGTGGTTCGGCTCACGTGGGACAATCTTTTTGCTACCGTCGGATAATTGGACAATTGAAAGTTCTCCGTTAGCGCCTGCAAAACCAGTTATAATGCCACCACTAGCGTTAGAAGCGTCTTTAAACATTTTCTTTTTGGCATGCATCACGTTGAAAATATTAGCCAATTTTGTTCACCACCTTCGTGTACGGTTCTTTAAACTGCAAATCCCAGTAAATGTCTCTTGAAAGCGTGTAAGCACTTGGAGTAGCCAATCCGTTGACGGTGTAACCGAATGTGTGTGGGCTGTCAGTGTTCAAATATGTATTGCCATATTGTGTTGCTTTATCCAAATCATTCACATCGTTGTTGCTTATCACATCATACGGCGGATTGCCCACTGTGACGCTATAAGGGAATATAGTCTGAATACTGTCGCCGTAATCTATTGTAAACATCGCTTTACTGACAAACGTCTTCGCATCTGTAACCGCTTGCCACATCAAAGGAAGTATATCATTTTCAAAGCTTATATCAGTGTAAGCCGTTCCACTGTTGGTCGATTCCTCTTCCGTAGTCAAAATGACGCCTAAATCCCAAAACTTATGGCATATAATGTTAACTATTTGTGAGCTCTTATCATCTTGCGGTTGGTAAATGGCGAACCATTCAGTAAAGCCTTCTGGATATTTATCCGGATCCGCCTCTTTCATGTTAAGCGCTGTGGCTAAATTGTTATTTAACACATCTTGTTGGTTAATTATTTTCACATCCATCACGTCTGTGTTTTCGTTCTCATCGCCAGTAAAGAATGACCAACCGAAAGTGTCAGATGTTGATTTTTTCTTTTTATCGGTTTGCTCCACCGTTAAGCTAAAGTTCTTTAATATCACGCCTCTTGGTGTCCATCTAACAGTTATGAAAGCTTCCGCATAAAATGATAAGCCAGCTGTTTTAATGATTGTGGTGTTATCTCCCTCTTTTATCGTTATCGTCGAAGTAACCTCGTGAGGAATTAAGCCCAAACCCCCACCACCGCTAGCGCTCAAGAATTCCCACTGATTGGTATCGAATGTAAAGTTATCAGGCAAAAGAGAGCCTTGAACAGAATTGACAGGCGCTGGTATATGATTGAATTCACCCGTTACTTGTGCGCCGTGATCGTAAGTGGAAGGATAATTGTATGTGATTTGTATTATCTCATCGGTGATTGAAGGCGTCGTGGCATCTGAACCATCTAAATATTTGATTGTATTGGTGTTTCTATCATAATACGGGAGCAAGCCAACTAAATTGCCCAAATAATTCAAGCCCTCGGCTACACTCCCGTTAAAATCTATAGCCAAATACGTATCTGGATCATCAACTGTCAATATTATATCGCTCACATTGGCTTCTGTTTTGAGAAAAGTTATGAAATCATTTATATTAACTCCATTTTCCAAACCTGTTTGATTAGTCGAACTTTGATTATCTGGATCTGGATCTTTGTAGCTTATCATCTTATTTTGCCACAGATAGCGCACGTCAGACATGGAATAAGTTACTTTAAAAGTGTAATCGCTATCAACCTTATTCGTTATCGTGGCGTCTTGATTTAACACTATACAATTATAAGTCTCAGTATTGCCGTTATCATCCGTTAAAGTTAGCGTTTGTTGCGTGCCCGTAATGTCATCTATCGTTGACGAAGATTGTTGGAATTCACACGTGACAGATATGTTAGGTGGGTATATTCCCCATTGTTCATTTATAGAAACATTCGTTATCGTTCCATTGCAACCACTAAACGTCGGACAACCCATCAGAAACCACCTACAAAGTTAATAGAAACCGCTGGAGCACTCGTATTCAACAACCTGCCAGCATGCTCTAATTTATCGGCCGCCGTGTCGAGCTTGTTAGCGGTTAAATTCAACTGAATGCTTGGAGCAGGTGCTTGGTTAGCGCTAGGCGTCGGCTGTTGAGGCGTTTCTTTCGTCAAAGATTTCGGTAAAGGCTTAAGCGGTTGATATTCAGGAAATATTTGTTGAGGAGAAATCGTTAAGTCTTGCTTGCGCTCTTTTATCATTTCGGCTTGAATTTTAGTTATCTCGCTAAAGGACAATTTGTTGTCTGATAAAAAGCTTTGCAGCATACTGCCCAATTCACTTGTGGCTTTAGTAGTAGCCAATGTCTTGGTGTTTTGAGCCGTTTCTTGCGTGTTCTTAGTGACTTTTTCCATCAATTTTCGAAGCATGAAAGCATCGCCTTTAAGCGTGGCTAAATTCATTTGTAATTTTCCAGATTGTATTTCATTGGCTATCGCTCTAGCAAGCGTTGACGTGTCAGTGCCACTCAATTTAAACACTTCGGATTTACCGCTCTTAGTTAGCAATGAAATATATTCGTTGTTGTTTTTATCGGTTCGATAATAGATATCATTTGACGCTTTACCCTCTTTAGCAGCCGTTTTAAGGGCGTCTATCCATTGTGATGTGTAAAATACCAATTCGCTTGTGGCATCGCCTTTATTTGCCAGTTTTTGAATGGCTTGAGTGGTCAAAGGATTGCGTTCGTCTGGAAGCAAATTGCCGTTCTTGCTAGCTTTGTTCATGTGGTCGACTATCAAATTCCCTATTATATTTCCACCCACATAAGCGGCGGCGATGATAGCACCGAAACCAGCAAATCTTCCCACAGTAGCCGCAGCACCGCCAGCCGTCATCGCACCCCATGTAGCGGGAGCCCCTAAACTTTTAACAGTATTAGCCACGCCACGTGTATTCAAGATAAACTTAATAGCGGCCACTGTTAAGAAAATAGAAGCCAATTGTTGAAGGATTTCTCCGCCAGCTCCCGCAGCTTTGCCAGCGTACAAAATCATATCTTGCGCCCATTTAGGTGTGGCTTGTAAGGCGTGAATCATGTTGATTTCAAATTGCGTAAAGCCTTTATTGATTTTCATAAACTCGGGAGCTAACGAAGTCAAAGCGTTTTGCAATTGGGCTTGAGCCATCACATATTGTCCATAAGGCGTGGATTCGGCTTTTTGCTCCATCTTGCCAAAGTAGCCTTTAACATTCGCTGGATTAAATTCCTTTATGTACATTTCAAGCTCTTGCAAATTCTTTATCAAATCTAAGCCACTGCTCATTCCACGCAAACCGAATATATTTTTAGCAGCTTCCAATTGTACAGTCTCTGGCTTGTTTTTCAACGCATCTGCAATATTTTGCAGTGTCTTAACAAGACCTTTAGTCCAATCTAATTGTTGAGCGGATAAGCCGGTTAATTGTTGGAGTTTTGCTTCTTGTGCCGGCGAAAGCGTTACCATATTGGTAAGCGCTGTTCTCGCATACCTTCCAACTCTTCCACCTTCAGGCACGGCGCCTAACATGGTAGCGAACAAAGCGTAAGCTTCATTTGGCTTTAAACCGCCAGCGAGCAACGCTGGCATCGCATAAGTGGAAGCTTTCAAAACGCTTGATGGCTCAATAGGCGACTTGCTCCAACTGTAAGCTAACAAATCAAGCAATTGCTTAAAGTCTTTGCTAAAGTCTTGTCTTCGTTGAGAATAGCTTAAATTTCTTGTGGATTGTTCTAATGCGGTAGCCAACAAATTACCTATAGTTTGAGCATCAGTGCCTGTCATGAACGATAAGACGCTAACACCTTTCGCTATCTGAGGCGCATACTGCATCGGATAATTTCTGGTAGCGAATGGATAAACACCACTCACGACTTGCGAAGCGGGCAAGATGGATTGCTGTGACAGTAATTTGCTTTCCAAAGACTGACGCTGGCCTTGTGTCATGGACGTAACACCAAATATCTTAGTCATAGCGGCGTTGAATTTTTGCGCACCATCCATCACGGCGTTGTTCAACTGATCTAAGTAATTGGCGAAGTTTTTAAGCGAATAACCACTCATTAACAAGCCGAAGGAGAGCGCGCGCTCTCCGTAAAACTGCAACCTTTGTTGAACATAGCCATATCCACTCGGTGTAGCGCCCGCTCCACTAACAGTTCCTCCGCCACCACCAGAGCCACCAGCACCACCAACTGTAGCACCCTGGCGCGTTATGCCGAACAAACGAGAAATAGCATCTATTAAAGAATTGACATTCTGAGTAGCGTTTTGTGTGTTAGCGTCAAATGTAACTTCAACTCTGTGTTGCGCCATCATCTTCACCTTCCCACTTCGATAAGAGTAGCAAAAGAAGCGCTGTCTTCATAGGCGTATCAAGTCCAAACGGAAGAATCATATTTTTAGCTAACAGCCTTACGTATGGGTCGGATCCTCTTCCGTTTCTATTCCGAAAAAATCTAAATCATTCCCCGACACCATGAACATGCTAACGGCAACCATGAACACATCATAAAAGATGTAAAACGGTAATTTAGCCACATTCTCAGGCGTTATATCCACTTTTGCGTTCCAATCATCGATCGTGTCTGTTATGAAACTCAAAAGCAATTTCTTGTCGGTATCTGTTAACTTCTTAAGCGCCTCTTCTGTACTCGCTCTCGACACGTTTTCTATCTGACGGGCAATTTTGTTCTTTTCGTCTTCCGTTTTAGCTTGTTTTAATTGTTTTTGCAAAGCTTCAAGCAAATCTGGATCAATAGCTATGTTAGATGTTATGAAATTTATAAGTGGTATGTATTGCAACCCGTCTATCACATTTAATGGCTTAAGCGTTATTTTGAATTTGCCATATCTAAGAACTTGAGTATCATCCGGCTTTACCACTTTTTTGCTCATTTAATCATCCCTTAGCTCGTAGTTGTAGTCGCTGGAGCAACCAAAGTGACAGGAGCGGAAGTCGGTACGCCAGTGGCTCCGGTAATCGTGAATGTCAATATCTGCCTTTCACCATCGGTAGCTGTTCCCGTTTTAGCGGTTTCATTTGCAGCGGCGGATAATGTTATGCCACTAAGCCATGGAAGGGTAAATGTGCCACCAGTAAAGGAAGGCGTATCACTAAGCTTGTAATAAAGCGTCAGACTACCGCTAACCTTTTTCGGCCACGCTTGTAATCCGCTACATGGAATTTGGTCGTATTGAAGAGTGGCGCTTACGCTAAATTCTTGTGAGCCGAGGAAATCGGAACAATATATGAGCAAATCTCCCAAATCCGTGGTAGGTGCGCTTGTCAAGTCATCTTCAACGCCTACATAACTCAATGTGTAAGAAATAGTCCCGCCAGTCCTGCCATTAAATGAAAGGCTTTCAAGCAAGCCCACATCCGTGTTAACGGTTGTAAAGTCCCCTTCCAAAGATGTATTAGCTGTTATATTGCCACTAACGTTCAAGAAAGGCACTGTCGAGGAAGAGCTGGCAAATCCGTTATATCCTTCAACCTTTACTGGTAAATTTCTTTGACCAGAGGTAAAATTAGTTACTACGCCCCAGTTTAAAGCCATTTAAAACACCTCCTAAATTCTCATATCCGTTGGCACTATGAATTCACACGTGTAATCTATATCACCAATCAGCGTGTAGTACATGCCAGAATTGCCGATTAAGCTACGTGTAAGATTGTCAGAAACTATCCTGCCAAGGACAACTATATTCACACCATCTATTTTAACATTAAAATGCTTCCAATCCAAAGTACTTCTTATGAATTCTATAGCATCTAAAGCGTCCCATTCCGCCTGTTCTGATTTCTCGCTCAATCTTTTGTCAACGTAATAAATCTTAAAATTCATTTTGTGATTCACTTTGTTGTTTACATAAAGAGTAGTGTCATCGTGATCGTACAATATCATCAAAACAGGGAATTTGGTCACTTTTTCCCACAATGGCTCTCTGAATTCTACGTTATCAAAATAAGGCTCTAATTGTGTTTTAATCGCTTCACTTAATTCTTTTCTCATTTTTACCCTCTTATGATATAATCGTTAACCATTTGACTAAATGAATCAAGAGTCGTCTTTGGAATAGTGGTGAAATCTCTTTTTGGCATTCTCTTAGTTCCAGTGACGTGATAAATCGAGTAAGGAACATCTGTAAACACGGTCGCTTTTTGCTTATCATAATGAATTCCAAAACTGCTTCTTAATTTTCCAGTCTGAACCAATATCTGTGTTGAATATCCGTGAGACACTTTGTATCTTTTCCATTTATCAGTCAATTTTTGCCATTTAGGACGCCCTTGTTCAACAAAGTTCATTATTATCTCATCACGCATACCACGGGCTATTTTAGATGTTACAGGGCGCAAATCTTGCGTTCTTTGTAAAACTAATTGAAGCCATTCAAGCGCATCGCCAGCAACTTGTGCATCAATACGCATATTACCACTTACTTATCAAATCTTCGGTGAATTCTTGCTTCCTGGTATAGTATTCGTGAGGCTTATTAGATGATGTTTTAATACCATTCTTTATCGTTTTGAGGATGTTTGCCATCATCGAATTAACCACTTCCCAGTGAGCCGTTGCGTAATCGCTATATCCCAAACGCATATAAATGAAATACAAAGCTAATTCGATCTCTATCGGCTTGACAAACTCTTCTGAATATAAACTTAAAGGAAGCAGAGGAGCTAAAAACCCCTCCGCCTTATTTATCGCATCATTTACAATGTCTTGTTGTATCTGGTCGGTATTAAAATCATCAGTCAAAGCCTTGAGTGCATCGTCTGATATGGCTCTTTTTATGTCGTCAATAGTAGCGAAAGGCATTTAATCACCTTCTTAGAGTACTTCTACCGTCATCACTCCGAGATTGGATTTGAGTATTGGCAACGGATGGCTTTCGACATAGATGTATTTGGTTTTGCCTTCAAATGCCGTCTTCATCTTGGAGAAATAAGCTCTCTTTACAAAACCGCCAACATCATAATCGGCTATCGCACCGTAATGGAGTTCAAAGGCATCAGAGTTTGCAAGAACAAGCGTGTTGGACGGTATGTAATCAACCATGGCGCCAGTATCGTCTTGATAAGTACCTATGTATTCGTAAATGTCTCCAATTCCAGTAAGCGTTCCGTGGTAGATAACTTGGTCGTTGTTCATGAATTTGTTCGTCATTCCGCCCACGGCGAGATTTCTGTTGTTGAGAAGTGCTTGTACTTCAGAATTGCTCATAAGAGCATCTGCAGCGTCGCTTCCTACGATTATCGTATTTGGCCTATAGCCGTTGAGTTTCGCATAAGCTCTCACGTAGCTAAGAAGTTCTTTATAAACGTTTACTCCAGAAGCATCCCAAAGCGTGGAAGCGGTTGTTATGTTGGAAGCGGGAACACCGAAGTCGTATTTGAATTTATCAAGATTGATTTTTCCAGTCGTCACTATTTGAGCAAGCATAAGTTCAATCGTTCTGTCAATGCTTTTTCTCAATTCGGCGACTTTATAAGCTATTCTTTGTCTGTCGTTGGCATTGAGTTTCGCCACGCTAACAGGGCCACTTTGTCCAGGCATCATGCCAGTAAGAGCATCGTAAACTTGGATTCTGTCTTCGAGCAAGATTTGAGGAGCAACGGCGCTTTTAGAATCGAGGTGAAGTTGAACGTCGACTTTGGTTGCCGGATCACCTATCGTGTTGAGTGGGGCTGGTTTGTAAGTTCCGGTTTGCATCGCCCATACCACTTGCTCAGCAGGTTCATTAACTATTTTGTTGCCTATAAGTTTTTGCGTAAGGAAATTGCTTTCAGGTTTTATTTCATTAACAACCGTTGTAAGATATTCCCATTCGAAAGGATTAGCCATTTTTAGTCCCCCTTTACATTATTTCGACGTCGTCGAAGAAGAACATTTTAGCACGTGCGGCGTATATTTCGGCTGGTGTCAAAGCTTCTTTGTAAACCACGACAACGTTATTTGTTCCACTAGCTGGTGCAGCGCTAAAAGTAACAGTTCCGTTATCGGCATCAAATGTGTAATCATCGGTGGCAATTCCGCCAACTGACACACTTATTATATCATGAGCTGGTTTAGTAAGCGTGAAAGTCGTTGTGGTTCCGTCGCCACTGAAGCTATCCTCTTTGTAATAGAACACGCCGTTAACGTTGTAAGCGCCAGCCATGCCACAAGCCACCATGCCGTCGCCATCTGCAAGGGCCACTCCATCTGGAGCGTCAGTATCGGCCGCAACATCGAATTCCATCGTGGTAGAATCGAGTTTGAGCAATTCACCTTTAAGGACGCTAACACCATCTTTTATTTTCCCTTGCGCCACATAGTAAAACGTGGGATCGATTATCAAATCATCGGGAATGTTTGTCATCATTCTAATCACTCCTTATAGAAATTTTGCACATCATTTTTAGCTATCTCTTCAGGAGACAGTTCGTTCGTAACGGTATTTTCGGAATATTGTTTCATATCCACTTTTGGAACAGCTTTGAAAATGCCTTCCATCAAATCCATCACGGAGTTGTCGCTGAACATCTTTGGCATTTTCTTGATAGCTTCAACCGCAGCATCCACTACCGCAGGCGCAACGCCTTGGTTTTTCCAGTTTTCACTCCATTCTTTGATTTTGTGCTCTACATTTTCGCTGTACAGTTTTTGCACTTGTTCTTTAAGCTCTTCATTCTCTTTGCGAAGCCTTTCAAGCTCTTCTTTGCTCACATCATCATCTCCCTTACAGCAGTCATTGAAATTCAAAAGCTTAGCCTCTTCTTCACTTATTATATCATCTTCGTCTTGACCAAACAAGGATTTTATTTTTTCCGCAAATGTTTTTGAGCGCACGTCTGAGAACAGTTGTAAAGGAAGCATTCCTGGTATTCTCGGCATATTCGTCAAAGCTACACCTTTAATGGTCGGACCTATCACTTCACCAGTATTTTTGTCAAGATAGTTTTCGTCGATAACAGGACTCATGTATTTGAATTTGCCATTTTTGATCTCTTCGAACGCATCCTCACTGAATTCTATTATAGCATATAATCCATCATCTTTTATCTCCATGTCTTTGATTTCGCCGTAACTTCCATCAGTCATGTGTTCTTTGTCAACAAGTGGCGGATTGTAAGTCGGCGCATTGTTCTTGAAGTTATTAACTATCTTTTCGGCATATTCATGATCAAATTTCACATAACCATAATCTGGATCCACGAATTCGCCAAATGGTAAAATGTTCACGAGCAATGTGTTTTCTTTAATTTGAGGCAATTTAGTTGCCAGATCCGAGTAATAAAATCTCTCACTCATTTTCTTTTCTTTGTTCTTTGAACAAATGCTATAATAGAGTTTCCTGGCTTTTTCCTCAACATCTCTTCTGTGCAATGCCGCCGCCCTTACCAACGCAGCCCTAATCAGATAGCAATTATAAGTGCCATTTTCGTTTTTGACTGGAAACAATTTTTTCTCTTCGTCTAAGAAGTGATCAGCTGGCATTTTACGCCTTTCCGCTGGACGATTTAACCATTTGAGCCGAGCGATGGGTATGTTTTCAACATTCGCCATATTAGTTACCCCCTTCAGGTAATTTAAGCATTTCTCTTATCATTTTACCATCTTTGACAGGATCAAGAATTCCAGCGTTGACCAAATTATAAAACATTGTAGCCAATTGAGAGCGCTCCTGTGCCGATGGTTGCGAACTTAACATGAATGAACCGTAATTATCCACAGAGCCAAAATTATAATTGATCAACGGTATTATAACATCATTTATGAAAGAATTCAAAACTTCTTGCGCAATCCATTTAGCCGTGGTCAAAAACATATTCAAATGCACTTGCCCTAGCGCATACGATCCAGCATTTCCAGCTGTGACGAGCAATTGAGGAAGCAGGAGACCTCTGTAAATCATCCTATCCGCCCATGTAACGGCTTCGTCAAAGACCCTTCCAATATCACGCTTGCTTTCCAAAATGCTAACTTCGTCTTCGGGAGATATCGCTATTCCAGCAGAGCTGTACATTTCACGCAAGTTGTTTATCAAGCTATCCGCATCTGAGCTTTTACCAATAACAATTGGCATTCCAAACTTTTCCAACGCTATTGCCCAGAATTTGATAACGCTTTCTTTGAACCTATATGGTCTATAAATGCGCCTAAAAGAGCTTTTCCCATATGGATTAGAAGTTGAGCCGTGAGTGTAGACAAAACACTTATTAAGCGGTATTCTAACGGGCCCATTGTTTATCGGGACTTGTTCGACGGCTATCACCCTCGTGGCCTTGGCGTTCGTTATGAATCTCACTTGTTCTGGTGGCAAATTAACAAATCTGTCTATCACCACTTTGCCATTCTTTGAATTCCAGATAATTTCTGATGTGTGGAAGCCGAATGTAATTCCATCCGTTAACGCATCCCTTATCGCATTTTTGAATTTATCGCCGAGCACGTTGTTAACAAATGAGCGTATTTTCGGATCGGGATGATTATATTCGCCTATCATGTTTAAAACCGTGTATGTAAAGAATTCAAGCCCTGAAGCCACCGTTTCGTCGTGTTCAAGCATATATCGGCACGTATTAGCGTCTAAGCGGTCAGTATCCCAATCCCCCACTATTTGCCCCAATGGCGACATCATAACGTATTGAGAGATCTCTGGAGCCGAATAAGTGCGCAATTGTGGCTGTGGAGTATTTGTTTTCTTTTTCTTAGCCATCACGTCATCTCCTTACCAATCGAAGTTAGGAACAAAAATCGTCTTCTTAATGCTTTTATATTCGTAAGAGCCGTGTCCTTTATCCCATAAGGCTAAAGCCAAAGCGTCTGCAATGTCAGGTGAACGCAATCCTCTCGACTTCATCTCCGCTTTGCTTTCCAGCGTTATCTTACCATTTGACAAGACTTTGAACCGCCTGTTGGACAATTGTGAAGCTAATTCGTCGTTATTTGGCAAAGCCAAAGAATTCTTTATCTGATAATTCATATTATCCCACATTTGGTCAATTAAGCGTTCATGATATTTGTCAGAGGCCTTTGTAGAGAAGTTTATCGGAATTACCTTAGCTTTGAACACATTGCCACGCCTCAATTCTTTCAATCTATCAGTCACGCCACCACCTAAGCCCGTATCGTCAACTTTTATGCTTTCAACTATAAAACCTTTCTCTTTCAAGTCGTTTATCGATTCTATCACCATTCCAACGCTTTTCATCAAATCTTTTAATCTCTTTCGCCTCAACAACACAACTTTCGTTCCGCTAACGCCCACAACAACGCTTTCGTCATGCCCACGCCCAACGTCAACGCCTAAGCTCACCGTATTAGTCGCCATTCCTTCTCTCATCATCGCTTCGAACACATCGCTGATATTTATGAACGTGTCGCTGCTGGCGAGCGGGAATTCACCGAGAACTCTAACACGAAATATATCGCTATCCCTGCCGTAACGCTTTTCCATCTTTTTGACATAATTATCGCTAACCAAAGGTGAATCTTCCGAGGAAAACTTGAAAGTCTTCCAGAATTCGGAACTTCGGTTAAAAGCGTCATAAAACGTCCCGTTAAGGCGTGTAGGGTTGGAAAACATTACCATTCGGCTATCCGTCGTCTGCGCACCTTCTAAGGCCTCAAAAATGGCATCATCTATACCAGACGCCTCATCCGCCACTATCAAAATGTATTTTGAGTGATATCCCTGAATGCTTTCTGGCCTTTTTGCGCTAGCGGTCTGAGCCACAGCGAACCATTCTTCAGGAGCTAAAACGTGCCTC